CCCGTGTTAACGGGTGTCAAAGTAGAAAGATGTAAAGCAAACGGAGAATCGGATGCAGCGGGGAATTATGTCAACATAAAGTATAGTGCTGATGTTGCTAATGTGGGCAACAAAAATGCAAAGATAATCGAGTATGAGCTGACTAGGCAAGGAAGTTATGATGGGGTGCAGGAAACTGAAGTTTTGAGCACATTTAAAACTTCGGGTAGCAAGGTTCTGCCATGCCATGGAGACTATTCATGGGAAATAAAAGTATCGCTTAGAGACGACTTTGAAACTACTGAGTATACCATGCCAATAGGAACGGCATTTACTTTAGTTGACTACAATCAAAGCGGAAGAGGTATGGCAATAGGAAAAGTTGCAGAGCAGCCGGACCTATTTGAAATTGACATACCGACAAGATTTAATAAGGAATTTAGTGGAAAAGGAGTCGCTTACGACTTGAAACCAGCAGAGTTACAAGTCATCAAGCTGCTTACAAATACAGAAAGCGGAGATGTAAGACTTGGTAAAGTCCTACAAACGCTTGGACTAAGAGTACCGATTAAAATCGAAAAGCTAGGCCAGTTTGAAGTGGTTAAGTATTCGGATGGAACCTGTGAGGCATCGTGTCAAATAAAGCAAATTACGCCTGTAAATATGACACAAGTAAATCCCTACTTGTTTAGATGGATTGGAGATTTGATATTGCCAAACGAATTGTTTAAATCCGTTAACAATGTACAAGTCACAGGGCATTACAACGCAGGAATATTTACATGCGGTGCCGTCGCAAAAACAGACAGAATCCAGATAATACACTTAATGCAAAATAGAGGGGTGTCAGCGAACCAGGTTCCTGAAGAGCTGCCATTCGTACGAATTTATGGGAGATACAAATAAATGAAAGCATTGAACATTATAAAAACTGCCAATGGAGGATACTCATTCACTGCAACAAGAGAAGATGGGAATACAGTGTTCGGAATATTGGCAGAAAAAGACCTGTCAAGTATAACGAAGATAGTAGATACATCGAAGAACCTGGACGAGCAGAGACTGGAGTCCTTAAATCTCTTGATTAACTCACTGCTCAAGCTTGAAAAAAATAGAAAAGCGATATTGTCTTTAGTGGAAAGGTGGCAGGTGTGCTCATACTATCCGCCAGGCCACTACGTTGTATACAGCGACAAGCTGTATCGCTCGCTAAAGGCACACAACTCTACATATGAAAATATTCCGCTCAATGATCGCAATCTATGGATTGAAGAGGAACTTGGAAACGCAAGCGATTATGATAAGTGGTATAAGAGTGCAGAGTTTTGGGCAGCAGACAAAACTTATAAAAAAGGCGACACGGTCATCTACTACAACAAACTATATAGATCGCTAAAAGACAAGAATGTCTCGAACCCGGAAAAATCGGATTGGGAACTCATCGAAAAGGACAAGTAAAGGAGGCATATATGGAAAGAGCAATTATAATCGCGGTTTTCGCAAGCACGGGACTATGGAGTTTTATAAGCATGATTGTGCAGAGATACATGGAGCGTAAGAGCGACTATGCGATGATGATGCGTGGATTGGGCCACGACAGAATCTGCTATTTAGGGGAATTCTACATCAAGCGTGGATGCATCACAAGAGACGAGTATGAAAACCTTGTTGACTACTTATATGTGCCTTATAAAAGACTAGGCGGAAATGGGACCGCCGAAAAAGTCATAAATGAAGTAAAGCAATTACCGTTAAAAGATAATTGTAATGTTTAAACAGTTGGTTAATCGGCAGCACTTAGCTGCCTTTTTTATTCATTGCAGGAGGTAAAAGAATGAAGAAAAGAATGAAGAACAGAATGAAGAACAGAAATTGGAAAGATTGGGGAAAAAAAGCGGGCATTAGAGCAGTTAAGACAATGGCAGAGGCTGCACTTGGTGTTATAGGCACTGCAACCTTTACAGGCGAAGTTCGTTGGGGGCAAGTAATAAGTGCAGCAGTATTGGCTGGAATCATAACACTGCTTGTAAATGCCAAAGGTATGCCAGAGCTCGATGAGGAAGTTAAGGACTTCAAGGACATAAATATAAAGTAGGAGGGAACCAAAATGAGAGGAATCGACGTATCAAGCCACAATGGCGGAATAGACTACAATCAGGTAAAGGCAAGTGGAATCGACTTTGTGATGGTAAGAGCTGGCTACGGCTACGGATATGAGGACGAAAGATTCTCGCAGAATGTAGAAAGGGCAAAGGCAGCGGGCTTGCATATCGGTGCGTATTGGTTCATATACGCATTGAACGAGGAGCAAGCTAAAGCTAATGCAGATGTATTCGTAGGATTGCTAGAAAGGTATAAAGGCACATTTGACATGCCAGTAGCTTGCGACTTCGAGTACGACTCGGAACGCTACATGCGTGATAGCGGAGTGACACCAACTAGAGAACTGAACACAGCAATCATCGATGCATTTTGCAAAAGAATGGAGCAGTACGGATACTATGTGTCTAACTATCTCAATCCTGACTATATACAGTCGAGGGTCAACTTTAGTGATGTTAGTCAGTATGATCTATGGCTCGCACAGTGGGGAACAAGTGCACCAAGCTACGAATGTGGTATGTGGCAGTATAGCTCTGATGGTAGTGTTGCTGGTATATCAGGACGCGTGGATGTTAATGTCGCTAATATTGACTATCCGTCTTTGATTAAGGCGAACGGCTTTAATCACACAAACCTATCAGATACAGCACCAGCTCCGCAGATTAAACCAGCTGCTATTCCAAGCGACACATTTGCAGTGGGTGACAAGGTTGTCGTAACAAATCCTATTGATGTCAACGGCACAGGGCTTGCTGTAAGTGGCGAGTATGATGTCATTGAAGTGTCGAATACCAATCGCATCGTCATCGGCAGAGGCGGAGTAGTCACTGCAGCGATGCCACCTAGTCATATCAAGAAGACAGGCTCAAGCACAGGACTAACTGCGGTAGAAATCGCACATCAAATTTGGTATGGCTACGGCCAAGATTGGGGAACTGGTAGCGACCGAGCAAGAAGAGTGGCAGCTGCGGGTGTAGACTACAACGAGGTACAGGCGGAGCTTGCAAAGTACTATAATTAAATATTTAAATTAACTCATCTACCAAGCGTAGAAGGAGATATCGGAATCGCTCACACTCTTAGCGAGCGGTTCTTGTTTTAAGAGGGCAATAGCCCTCTTTTTTTATTGCAAAAAAATAAAAAAGTTTATAAAAAGCATTGACTTTTGGGTAGCCATATGTTATATTATATATAGTCAAGGAACACTTGATAAATAAGGTGGCAAGTGCCAGAAAGGAGAAAAGATGGAACAAGGAATGACAAATGAACAATTCCAGGTAGTACTAAAGATGATTATTCAAATATTAAAAGATGACAATGTAAAGCCTGAAACAATTAAAAAAATAGAAGACTTGATAAAATAATCAAATCTTCTCACAACCTAAAGGTGTGCGACTTGCCCGTACACCTTATCCAATTTCAATATAGCACATTGGATACTAAAAGGCAAGAACAGAAAAGAGGTGCTTTATCAAAAATAAGAAAATGGGTAGACCTACAAGCAACCCAAGAGATAGAAGACTCTCGTTAAGAATTGCAGAGTCAGAAATGGAAGACATAGAATATTGCATGGAGCAATTGTCAATGTCAAAAATAGAAACTGTATTAAAAGGAATTTCCTTGTTGAAAAAGGAGATTGAAAAAAATAAAGAGAAAGGCAAAAGATGATAAAAGCAATTCGATTCGGTGCAATTCCTCCGAATGGGAAAAGCATTAATTTCATAAAGCTATCGTCAGATGATAACGAATATTTTAGTTGGTGCCTAAAGGCTTACGGAGTCAATGACGCTTATGAATCAATCCCTGAGCATTGTTTTGAAGATGGAGTATCTGCATTTGAGTTTGTTGACGAGTTGCCTTTGTGTGGTTCAATTGATTTGCTTAAATCTCTTGCGTGCCGAATTAATAAGCCTGCGTATTTGTTAATAGGCGACAAAGTCGGAGAAGGCAGAGACGGCGAACCTCTTATCAGAATAGATAGCTTTGAACCAATCGAAATAGATCAAGACAAGTTGATTGAATATATCACTGAGCAATTAAAGTGGTTATACCCCAATCATACAGAGGATACAACGGCAGGCACTGACAGAATTCTTTCGTTTTACGGCTGCCGTCATTACTACAATGGATATAGGTTTATTTATGACGAGGAAGTTGAAGAAGCTAAGGAGTGGGAGAAGTATAGATAGCAGGGTATCATGACGCGTACATCTTTACAGTGGCTTGTGAAAAAGTGGCACACCAAATGGCACACCACATAGGATAAAGGTTGAATTTTAGACGTTTTTTCTCGCATTCGTAACGCGCAGGTCAGCG